CGCGCAGGTAATCGGGAACGACGGAACCAGACTTGAAGAGAGTGATGTTACTCATGTGATTTCCTTGAGTGAAGTTACTTGGCGCGGCGCACGGTGACGGAGTACCGTGAGTCCACGTTCATGCCTTGCGGCATCTTGTCAGGGTTCTCTTGGAGGAACTCCTTGAAGTTACCCTGGTGCACACGGCGCTCCAACAGTTCGGGGGCGTCGTGATCTTTGATGAACTGGTACATGCTATCCCAGTCCGAGGTCCAGTAGCGGGTCTTGACCGTACGGGTAAACGAGCCATACTGGGTCTTGCCGCCGTCCTGGCCGGTGTTCTTGCAGATCTCCAATAGAGATTCCTCAACGGCAGCGAGTTGCTCATCGAGTGCGGCTATCTCTTCTTCGTGCTGCTTGGTTTTGATTTCCTTGGCGTCGCGGATCTTGATGTAGACCTGCACAAGTTTGTTGGCGTCCATGATGATTCCTGTTGACTAGCGTTGATGCGATTGAAGTATACAGTGTTTAGTTTGGTCGTCAAGGGGTCATGTGATCTCCTGTTTGTAGAGATCGACGAGGCTCAGGTGCATGTCGATCTTGTTCTGCAACATGTGGAACACCCTGCGCTCCACGGGACTACCCTGTAGATGCGTGACCGTGACCTTGTTGGTCTGCCCGGCGCGGTGTGCACGGGCATTGGCCTGCATGTAAATTTCTGTGGAGGGCACCGGGCCCCACCACACCACTTGGTCAGCGCGTGTCAGCGTGATGCCGTGAGCGGTGGCCTGCGGCACGAGCAGCAGAACGCGTGGGTCGTCCTCTGACTGGAACTGCTTGATGATCTCCGCTCGACGGGTGGGCGACACGTCGCCATGGATTGCCTCCACGGTGTAGCCTGCCTTGAGCAGATCTTCGTGCAAGACCTCCAACGAGTGCCGGAAGGGCACGAACACGAGCACCTTGTTGTCGGTGCTCTCGATGACGCTGACCAGTTCGTTGAAGCGGTTGCTCATGTCGAACGACACCACGTCCCTATCGTCCGTATAGGCCGCACCCTGGGAGATCTGCAACAACTTGTTGAGCATGCCTGCTGCGTTGCTTGCCGTGATCTCCGCACCTGCGGCCACCGTAATCATCTCCTTGCGGATTGCGTCGTAGTACTTCTGCTGTTGCGTCGTCAGCGGCACGTCGCGCGTGGTGTAGAGCATGTCCGGCAGATCCAAGCATTCGTCCTTGGTGAACCGGATGGCCGGTTGCAGGGCGGCATGTACGATGTCTCGTGCGGCAGGGCGCGGCATCCACTTGTACTGCGTGACCTTGATCATCACCTTGTCGCGGAACGCGCCGAAGAAGCGCGGCACCCCGTCGGGGTTGACCAACTTGGCAAGCCCGTAGGCATCGAGCGGCGACTGCGATGCGGGCGTGCCCGTCATGAGCCACAGCCGGGTGTTGGCCTTGACCAAGGATGCGATGGCCTTCCAACGCTCCGTGGTTACTGACTTGATGGCATTGGCTTCGTCCACGATGATGAGGTCGAACCCGCCGTTGCGCAACTCGTCTGCCACCACCTTCACGCCATCGAAGTTGATGATGACGAACTCGAAGTTGCCTGCGATCACCTTGCGTCGTTGTTCCTTTGAACCCATGGCGATAGCCACCGTGCGGTGCATCACGGTCTTGAACAGATCCGATCGCCACGCAGTCTCCATGATGGACACCGGGCACACCACGAGCACGCGAGTCACACGACCCTGTTGCATCAGGTAGTCGGCAGCCCACGCTGCGGCGCTCGTCTTACCCGTGCCTGCCTCGTTGAACACGAAGCACCGGGGGTGAAGGGTCAGGAACTCAGCAGTTGTTTTCTGGTGAACGAACGGGGCAAAGATGCCCGGCCATTTGTAGCGCCCCACGATGGGACTGGGCACGTTCTTGACGCCCAGGTTGCGCAGGAGTTGCACCTCCTCGAACCCCCAGTTGACGAGTATCTGCGGCTCGTCGCTGTCGTCTAGCACCTTGCTCTTGGGTATGAGCGCGGTGATCTGATCCGCTGCGCGAGTGCGGAAGAGTAACGCGCGGTCTTGCACGATTTCCATGATTTTCTGATGACTAGAGGTGACAAAGAGGCCCGGTAGCGAACTACCGGGCCAAAGGTCTTACGACCAAGGAGAAACCGCCCCATGCCCTCACGGGGCGGATAAATACTACCTCAGCGCGATCGCTCGCGCTTGGAAATTTCTGACTTCAGTTTATTGGTAGAAGTCCTAGCAAAACTGCGATTGCCGCTTCGCCCTTCTGCCTTTAGATTACTGATATTGACCGGCGCACCGCCCTTGGACAAGGCCCTCTTGTGCGCCACGTCCGTGGTGGATGGCAGGTCGCCGTTCTTCTTTTCGTACGCCCGCCTAGCCTTGTTGCGGTTAGACCGCGCGGCGATCTGCTCCGGCGTGCCCTGGTACGTCTCGTACTCGCGTTTGTAGTTGCGTGGCTTGGTAGCCATGGCTATCTCCTTAGCCCGGATGGTTTGCACAATCCTTGACCGGGCAGAACTTGCACAGCGCACTGGGGCGCGGATTCCACACGTTCACTTCGACGGCCTTCTCAACTGCCCCGATGCGTCCGGCCCACTTGGACCAGATCTCCGGCAACTGGGCTCGGGTGAACTCGGCCTTGATGACATCTTTGGCAACAACGAACAACAGTGCGGCCTTGACTGTTTGCACCTCGGAATGATGCGCCATGACCATGGCCGCCATCAACTCCAACTGCGCCATGTCGGCGTACCTGCTGCTCTTTCCTGTTTTGTAATCAGCCACACGGGCCACGCCTTTGGCCCGGTTGACAGCCAGATAGTCTGGGATGCCCCGGATCCAAACATCTGGATCGAAGAAGGTGCAGGGGCTAAAGTCGCGTCGGACCCCCAATTTTTCTTCGCACCGGATGTCTCCGGCCAGGGTGGCAAGGGGCTCAACGAACGGTTGGAACTGGCCGAACTGCTCAGGCAGGGGCGTTTTGTCCCGTACGTATTCCTCGAACGCCTTGTGCACCGCCGTGCCGTACAGCGTGGCCTCGGTGTCTTGGTTCTTGAAACGCTTGGCGATACGGACTGCGTGGTACCGCTTGGGGCAGCCTTCGAAGTCCTTGACTGACGAGTAGGAATGAGCCATACGACGCGCGTGAACTGGAGTTATTTGAAGCCCCAGTGTAGCAATCAGTGGCAGGGCAAGGAAGCCCCGCCGTCTAAGGGTTAGATCAGCAGTCGCCATAGGTCGTCCCCACCCCAGACTCGCATGCCAGGGGCAGCGTCTGGGCCCAGTCCGGGCGCCAGGACATGCACTCCTCGACGTACCGCTGAGCCTCGGCCTTCTCCTCCACGGGCGCGATACAGGCCACGGCATCGTGAACCGTCAAGACTGCCTTGTAACGCTTGGCGATGCGCAGCATCTGCTCCCCGACCACGCACCGGGCGATAGCCTGGGTGAAGTTCTCCACAACGAGCCCGCCATAAACCTTGGTGGCGATGCCCCGGGACACGTAGACCGTCTGGGGTTTGCCGTCCCCGAAAACCGTGGTCAGGCCGGGATACTGGATCCACAGCCCGGACGGCAGGGTAATTCCCCACTCGGAGCCGCTGAGCCCCTTGGGGATGCGCGCCGTGCGGCACAGGCCCTGCACGTCGATCTCGTACTCCTGCTCACTCTGAAGATAGGACAGCGCCAGTTGCGCCTTCTGCCACAGTTCCGGGATCCGGTAGTACAGGCTGCGGTAGGTGTCGATGATGCGCTTGGCCTCGGACTCGGTTACATCCACTTTTGCCTGTAGTTTCAGGAAGGCCCGCAGTTTGACGTGCCCGACCCCGTAGCCGCACCCCAGGATCACGACTTTGCCGACCTGCCGCTCTGTTTTGTCAGCCTTGGTGATGGTTCTGCCGTAGATGGCAGATGCCATAAGGCAGTACACGTCCTGCCCTGTCTCAAACGCCTTCACCAGATCTTCCTGTCCGGCCAACCACGCCAGGGTCCGCGCCTCGATCTGTGAGGAGTCCGCGTCGATGATGACGTGTCCGGGCGGCGCCTGGATGGCGCGCTTTATCTTGCCTGCGTTCTCCCCGCGTGATGGCAGGTTCTGGAGGTTGATCTTGTCCTGGCCCGACCACCGGCCCGAGTGCGCCCCGTAGTAGCGCAGAGGCACCGGGAACTTGCCCCGGAACGACATGTCGATGAACCGCTCCGTGCGGGTCTCTTCGAGCGTAGTCTTGTTGCCCAGGCGGGCGGCCACCAGGGCCTGCACCTGCTCGTTCGGGTGATCTTGCAGGGCGATCATGCCCGGGTCAGTCTTGGCAAAAGCGTAGGTCGTGCGGCCCGTGGTCGGGCTTACCTTCAGCGGCGGGATCACGCCCAACAACTCAAGCGCGGCGGCGAACTTGTCGTTGGACATCAGGAGTTTCTTCAGCCCCTCGGTGCCTTCGGTGAAGATGGTCTGCACGAAGTCGGCGTTGCCCTCTTCGATCATCTTGTCGCGCAAGGTTGCCAAAAGGTTGGCTTTGCGGTCCTTGACTTCTTGCAAATGTGTGATAAGCAGATCGCGGTCCAACTCCAACACGGGCTCGATGAACATGCGCAGGGTCAGGTCGATCAGTTTGAGTTCGCGCGTCGGGAACCCACGCTTGAGGTAGATGTGGAAGAGTTTGTGCGTGAGGTCTACGTCGTTGCGGCAGTAGGCGGCGTACCCGGCGATCGCGTATGCGGAGAAGTCCTTGCGCCGCATGCCCATGGCATGCACCACCTCGTCGCCCTTGGCACCGATGGCTTCGCGCTCAGCCTGTGCGGCCAGACCGTGAGACTTCTCATGCGGGAACAGGGCGCGTGACATGCCCAGGGTGTCAGCCCACGCCTTCGGGTTGACTCCGTACTTCCAGTTCAGGATGGCGCCGTCGAACATAGTGTTCTGTGCAAGCACCATGGCGTTGCTCCAGTCGATCGCCTTGAGCGTGGCCTCCACCTCGGGTTGGTCCACCCACACCGTCGGTTCGTTGTCGTGCTTGATACCCACACCGATCACCTCGAACTCGGGGTGCCGGATGTATTCCTCCGTGGTCATCTTGGACAGCGAGTATTCGCGGTCGTAGAAAGTCTCAAAGTCAATCGTTATTAGTTTCATCAGTCAGTCCCTGCGCGCGCCGACGGTATCGGTCACGGCCAGTTCGTTCGTATTGGTCGCGTTGTCGGAATCGCTTCTGCGTGATTTGCAGTTCTTCATTCGTCGGTTCCTTCAAGTGGCGAAGCAAAAAGGTGGTAATTGGATGCGGGGGAACGGTTTTCTTGGATGACATCAAGGCACTCCGTTAGGTACTCAATGTTCTTCTCGTTGATGACGAGGGCCACGCCCCCGGCATCGTCGATGTCGCGCAGGTGTTTGATCTGTAGCGCCGTGGGCTTGCCCCGCCCGGCCTTGCACTCGATGCCGATGAACCTGCCGCAGTAGCAAACCAGAATGTCAGGCGTGCCGTTGTTGGCATACGCCCCACCGATGTAGTTGACTGCGTACGCACCGCGCTCTTTGAGCATGGCGTGCACCTTCTTCTTGACCTTGGACTCTGGCGTTGCTACCACGGGGCTTCCTCGTACTGCTGTGCAGTTTCCTTGATCTGCTTGACGTTGCGCTTACACCATCGCTCCAGATCTGCCGGGTTGACGATCGTGAACGGCCACGTCGGGTATGGATCAGTAGGCTTGAGCCGCACCCCTTGCGGGGGCGGGTCCTGGGGCTTGGCACGTTTGGTCATGGCTTGAACATGCTGTTCATGGTTTCTTGGTAATCGAACACGCTGTCGAAGCAGTCCATCACCCTGACCTGTGCGGAACTGACGCCGCGCAAGCGGTCGTTGTACGTAAACACTTCCTTGGGAATCGCCGCATGGCCCAGTGCGAAGTCGCGCCCCAGTTGCGTGGGACGCCACAGTCCCGAGTGCTTGGACTTGCTGCCCTTGACGGGTGCATTGCGCTCGATCAGCCCCCAGAACTTCAGCGTGGACATGGAGTTGGTGCGCACCAACCACCGGGGCGCCGTGTTTGGCACGTCGATCCATCCGTTGTCGAGCGGCGTCTGGCACAGCCAGAGCAGGGCCCGCACTCGGGCGCGGGTCACGGCATGCTTGTAGGTCTTGCCCCACCGTGCACACACGAGGCAGTGCCCGCCCTTGCGGTCTATCGTCTCATGCCATGCGGTTTGCAGTTGACTCAGGGTCGGTTCCATTGTGTTTCTCCATTTCAGTTTCTAGTAATTTGTCGATGTAATGCCGCGCCTTCTTCAGATCTTCTATTCCATTCTTGTGTCGCCATCGAGATAGGTACTTGACGGCGTTGCCGTCCAAGTAGCCAAGACCCCAGTCAACGATGGCGTCCCAGGGTTCGATTTGGAACTGCTTGTAGTGGTTGCCCGCGACTTGCGTATCGTTTGCTCGTGGCGGTGCGGGTTGTTGTGCATGTCCAGCCGCAGGTCCTGCGGTGTCCCCACTGTCGTAAATCGAAACGCGCACGTCTGACATTCGTATCTCCTTCGCTTCAGGCCACCAGTTGTGGCTCTAACTTCAAGGGCGTGGGCTTTTGCTCCGCACTCAGGGCACTGCATCTAATTAACTCCATCAGTTTGATCTGTTTCTTCTTGGCACGATAGGCGATCTGACGTTCAGCCTGCGTCTTCTTCTGACGCCGCTTGTCGTTGCCCTCACCAAGTTTGTAGATCTTAGACAGGTCCCGCCCCCGTGGGTCTTTCTCCCACCCGCTGATGTGGGCAGCGCCCGCACGGTGCAGTTCCCTGGTGTACTGGCACACGGTCACGTAGTGCAACCCGGTCATCTCCGCCAGTTCGGCACAGGTGTAGGTGCCTTCGAGTAGGAGTTTGATGAGTTGCGCCTGCATGATCGCGTTGATCTTGATCTGACGCTTACCCTTGGGATTTGGTGGGAGTGACACTGATGTATTCCTGTAGTTCTTTGACACGCTCGTATGCGCACATGTAATGCTCGGGCCCCCACGACCAACACCCCGGCGCGTGACTGCCGACGTGGTTGATGTAATCGTTGATGTCTTTAGCCAGTCTGTCTCCGTCTGGCGTGACGTGCCCGTCAGGAGTCACGGTGTCCACACGACGCAGGAGGTGGTGGCACCGCATGAGAAGGGTGAGATGTTTCATTGCGTGGGTTTCCTGTTGTTCAGTTGTTGCCAGATGATCTCGGCTTCCTCGTCGGGCACCGGGGTCGAGTTCTCGAACAGAGTGCCGTCTGCCAACATCCCTTTGAGCATGGCAAGCATCTCGTCCAGTTCTTCCTGTGTGCCCTCGAAGTTGTCGAAGGCGCCGGGTGCGATTTCCAGTTTGGTTGGTTTGTCGGTCATGTCTTCTTCCTCAATCGAATCAGTTCGTCCAACATCCGCTCCATCTGATCTGCGGCGTGTAGGTGGAACGGGCTTATGGGGATGTTGCGTGCGAGGCTTCTCATCATGCCGATGGTCACCCGCGCCGATCTCTCAGACACCTTCTGCCTTGACTTGGGCTCCGCATCTATCTGCGCCAGTACCTTGGCCCCCTTTGCGTTGTGGTCGCCGCTCATTCCTGCCCCCTTGCTCTGATGGCGTCCCCGTAGGTGCCGCCGCCTTCCTTGAGTATGTGGTCAACCAACTTCGCACATTCCTCACGCTCTCGTTCGGCCACCAGTCGGGCAAAGTGTTCGAACGAAGCGATGCCCGTGCTAGAAGCGACCATGAACTGCCGATCAATGTAGGCGTGTGCCTTGTTTGCCATGTCGATGATGTCGTCACGATCCATGTCTGTCCTTCCACCATGCTTCAAAGAAGCCCCAGATGACGCCGCCGATGGCGCTGCCGATGATGATGCTGATGATGGTTCCAAACAGGAACCCCGGGGAAATTTCGCAGTTCATACCATCCCCCACAGGTAACTGATCAACACCGCCAACGCCACGAACGGCCCGAGGAATATCACAAGCACTACGGACACCGCCCAGGCCAGGGCGAACAAGTCTCCGAGCCACCTCATGTCAGCCACCCTGCCCAATGAAGGAAGTACACCAGGGAGAAGAACAGGAAGCCCAGAGCGGCCAACATGATGATGAGCCACCCGAAATCGTCCATGCCATCGTCTTCAAGTCGATTCATTGCTTGTTCCTCCAGAACCAACGCTCAACAGCCACGCGGATGCCGAAGGAAACCACGGCCACGCACAGCCACCCTGCCAACACATACAGCAACAGATCAGCGTCCATTTGGATCCTCTGCTAAGCCGCGCCATTCGTCATTGCGGCAGATATAAAGCCGGTTGGTTTTATCCTTCAGCCAGTGCATCCACACCGCGCCTGTCCAAAACGCCCGGATCTCTTCGATCCCCTCACCCCTGAAGTCATACCATCCGACGTGCATCGGGCGGAACTCTTTGGCGCGGAACCACTGCGTAAGTTTGGGTTTGGTTTTCATGCGAACATCTTCCTCAACTTGTCGAACAATTCCTTGGCCTGCGCGATCGTCAGCGTGGAGATCAACTCGTCGATGGAGTTGACCACGCGGGGAGCGGGTGCCACGGGCGCCGGAGAAGGCGTGATAGTGGTCTCCTTGCGAGTGAGCACGACCTTGGGCTTGTCGGCCTTCGGGTTGCGCCCCGTGGAGGTGGTGCGGGCCTTGCGCAGTTTGCTCAGTTTGACTGGCGAATACTCACGTGCACTGGTCCAGTACGTACCGTCCTTCTCACGAGTGATGATGCCTGTGCGGGACATCTGCGACAACAGTGCAGATACGGATGATTCTTTGTGCCCCTGGACTACCAGGGCGTTGCGAATCTCGCGGGTGGTGCGGTGCGGGTTGTCGCGCACGTAGTTGAACGTCTCCCGCGTCACGTCAGTGGTGCGAGTAAAGAACGGGGGTAAGTTGGGTTTCGGTTGTGCTTGCACGGTGGCTGTCTCCGGTTGATTCCATTCGTTCAGTGCTGATTGCAATGCTGATTTCAGATCAGGCATGATGGGCTCCATCTAAGGCTTAGAAGAGTTCAAGTTGACGGTCGTCCGGGTGCGGACGTGGGGCTTGCGGGTCGCGCTTGGCTTGCGCGTGTTGGAGTTCGTCGATGTCCCGAAGGCGCATCTCCAGTCGCTCTCCCACGGCGCGTGCCAGGGCGTCGCCCTTCAGGTACACCATGTTCAGCAACTCTTCGTCACTCAGGTTTTCGTATCTCATTTGCGTGCATCCTCAAGGTCAATGAATGTGGTTAGTTGATGGCTCTTGTCGGTACGGAACCATAGGATTTCGTCCGGTGGCGGCACGTTGGTCTTGCGTAGATGGCCGGATATCTTCGCCACCACGAGGATGGGCGCAAGCCATGACGGCACGTTGCCCATGGAGCCGCGATCGGTCCACTCGGTGCCGTTGTGCCAACGCTTGATGAGATAGACATCCCCACGTCGCTCGTACCGGAACTCGTACTCGTCGTTTGTCATGTGGAAGAGTTTCCTTCTGTTGTCTCCGATGCGGGCGCAGTCAGCCCTGTAGAGAGGGTCTTCCCGATCTTCCTCATCCATTTCCTCAAGCCACTTCTGTTTGACTAGACCCATCGTCCACTCCCCAGTCGAATGCCGCCAAGATCGCGTCCACCTTTTGCTTGGTAGCCGCACGGGTACCGTCGGACTCTCGCAAGTCCTTCGGTGTTACGCCAGACAGAACTTCCTCCAGGCGGCGCCGCGCTTTCTCCAGTGCAGGGTCGTTGGTGATGTTCATGTGCGTCAACAACTCGCACAACTCCACCGCACCCGTGACCATGGTGTCGTGGAACTTGCGCTTCTTGCCATCCTCTTCGATCACGAGTCGGTCGCTCAGGCGGGACAGCGCATCGTGCAGTCGAGTCCATGAGTCCTGCGCCGCCGCTTCCAACTGTTGCTCCATGCGCTTGTCGTACTGACGCATGAGATCGCGTTGCACTTCGCTCTCGATGTCGAGCCGGAAGTCGCCCGCCGTGGGCAGGGGAGAGAACGCAATGTCGAACCGGAACTTACGCGCCACCTGCTCACGGGTGGGGTACTCATCACGATCGAACAGCGTGCCCAACTGGAACGCGGCGGCGGCCACGAGCGTGTCGTACTTGTCGAGGAACGCCTCGACTAGACGGTTGAACTCAGCCTCATGCACGTTCATCTCTGCCTTGTAGGACTGCAACAGGGCAGTGGGCAACAAGCGCGCGCCGTAGTCGTTCCAGGGCTTCGTGAGTCGGTAGTGGTCGGCACGTGCACGGGCTTGGTACTTGGTGATGGCATCCAGTTCGGCGCACTCTGCGAACAGAGACTTGTAGACAGATGCTGCCTTGGACGACTTTGCGCCCTTGGATTGCGTCACCTCGGCTTGCGTAGCCTTGTCTTGCTTGCGCCCCGAGTACAGGGAGATTTGCAGGTCCACGAGCATGGCCGCACGTGCCACGCCTGCTACGGGGTTGGTTTCGATGTAGTTCATTCTGATTTCTCCTGTTGCTTTTGAACGAATTTAATTGCTTCGACTTGCTCGTCGCTTACGACGTTGAGGGTTAGTTGCTCTAGCGGGTTGTACGGTTGGATGGTCGGCAGGTATGCGTTGTTGCCGCCTGTCGTCCCCTTGCCTGTGCCCACCCACCTATCGTGCATGCTTTCGGCATGGCACAAAAGCACAGACAACTTCTCCAACTGATCGTGTGTCAGCAGCACCGTGTGGTCGCTGATCTTGATCTTGAACCTCATACGGTTTCTCCTTCGATTTCAAACTTCACTTCGTTGATCTCGCACGACTCGATGAAATACTCTTCGGACGAGATGTAGTCCCACTCCGACCGCAGGGCGTCGAGCAGAACGTCGGCTTTTTCTTGTGCGAACTCCCGCACCACTTCCTCGATGCGGGACTCTCGCCACTGGTCGTCTAGCAGTTCTTCCCAAGTCTCTTCGTCCAACTCGGAGAAGATTCCGCGCGGCGCCATGAAGCGGGTGTTTTCCTGAATGTCTACCTCCAGGGTCTTGTTCCGCCATCCAGTCAGATACACCCGTGCCCACGAGCGATCGTGCTCCACAGCGATGTACAAAGCCGGGTAGCGTTCATCTAGCCCCGTGCGCTTCATGAAGGGAGCGAGGTGAAGCGATCCCTGCCAAGTGGCATCAGCGTGGCCGTAGTCGATGCCCTCGAACTGGATGTCCGCCACCTGCACTCCCAACTCGTCCATCTGCTGTTTGAAGTCCTCCTCCACCGTGTCCCACCACTCGTGGTACGGTCCGTTGTCGAGGAAGCCCTGATGCTCCTTCTCAAACCGCTTCGGGTCTAGCGCCTTGAGTTCGTGGATGTCTACTTCGCGTGTAGTCATTTCGTTTCTCCATCTAAGGCTTAGATGTCCAGGTGAATCGTGGTGCCGAACGGCGCCGTGAGGTTGGAAGTCACGGCCCACAGGGTTGGGATGGTGGTGCGTCCCCAGTCCCCGACATACCCGTCGGTGAACTGCACGATGGCTTGCGGGGTGATGCGCTTCTCGGTCAGGTAGTCAAACAACACCGACCCGTCGGTGCCGCCGCCACCCTTGATCTTCAGGTCCTGCACGGCGAACTGACCATCCTCGAAGGTCTGATGCCCGGCCACCTCGGTGTCCCAATAGATCACGTGGACCTTGCCCGGCTTGACTTGTTCGATGATGGTGCGCAACTCGGAAACAAACCGCGTCATTTCATCGCCGCCGAAAACGGAGCCGGAGGTATCGAACCCGATCACCAACTCGGTGAT